GCAGGAGCATTGCTCTACGGAAATAACATCGTCTCTGGTGCGGTCGTGCCAAGTTCTAACGCAATCGGTCTTCACTTCTACCCAATCTGGGAAGCTGCAACCATCGATGAGTGGTTGTATAACGGAGGACCATATCAGCTCATTGTGTTCCACTTTCTCATCGGTATCTCAGCTTACATGGGACGACAATGGGAACTTAGTTATCGATTAGGGATGAGGCCCTGGATTTGTGTCGCTTATTCTGCGCCAGTCTCGGCAGCCTTTGCAGTATTCCTCGTATATCCATTCGGACAAGGAAGTTTTTCTGACGGTATGCCTCTCGGCATTTCGGGTACGTTCAACTTTATGTTTGTCTTCCAAGCAGAACATAATATCCTCATGCATCCTTTCCATATGTTGGGAGTTGCGGGGATGTTTGGTGGCGCTTTGTTCGCTGCTATGCATGGCTCGTTGGTTACATCTTCAATTGTTAGAGAAACCACAGATAATGAGTCTCAAAACTACGGATATAAGTTTGGACAAGAAGAAGAAACTTATAATATTGTTGCAGCACACGGATACTTCGGTCGTCTGATTTTCCAATATGCTTCTTTCAACAATAGTCGTTCTCTTCATTTCTTTCTTGCTACTTTCCCAGTGGTTTGCATCTGGTTTACCTCTATGGGAGTCTCCACTATGGCTTTTAATTTGAATGGTTTTAACTTTAACCAATCAATCTTAGATACCAATGGAAAGGTAGTTCCCACCTGGGCTGACGTATTAAATCGTGCCAACCTAGGCATGGAAGTAATGCATGAGCGTAATGCTCATAATTTCCCTCTTGATTTGGCAACAGCTGAATCTACTCCAATAGCTTTGCTTGCACCTGCTGTAGGTTAAAGTACTGTATTTTTCATTAAAATAGTCTCTCTTAGTGGGAGACTTTTTTATTGGAGATACAATAAAGATAAACAAAAAACAAATGACACCAGAGCAAGTTAAAGAAATGATTGATAAAGCAATTGAAGTTGCTATGAATAGACATAATAGAAATGCAACTTTAATTAGCACTGCTTTAGGGTTTGCAGTCATGGCTGCTTTTGTAGATGGTTTATTAAGAATCCTGGGAAAGATTCCTCCTTTCATAGGATTAGATGTCAATATTATTCCTGATCTATTAAAACAATGGACGATTTAATTTATACGTTTGTATGGACATATCTCATAGCATTTGCAATAGTATTACTTTTTCAATTGCTTAAGGATACAGAAGAGTAAGTGTCTTTTTCATATATTAGATTTGTTAATAGATGTTAAGGTAAAAATACTGAACTCTTAAATACAATGATTAAGCGTATTCTTGGCACTCTTGCAGCTGCCTCTATTGCTACTCCAGCTGCTTTTGCTGGTGTGTACGTTAATGTTGAAGCTAATTCTTCTCTAACTGGTACAGATTACTCCTCCACTACTACTGATGTTCATGTGGGTTACGAAGACACAGCAGGTGTTGTTGACTGGTATGTACAAGGCGGACCAGCTGTTGTAGCAGTTGATGGTTCTGATTCAGATACTAGACTTTCAGGAAAAGTCGGAGCCAATATTGAAGCAACTGAAAAGCTTGACTTCTATGGCGAACTTGCTGTTTTAACTGCTGATACAGATACGAATCTGGATAATGCATGGGCAACAAAACTCGGTGCTAAATTCAGCTTCTGATCTGATATAGTCAATTCTGATCCCCATTGTCATATAACCTCACTGTTCTTGTAGTGGGGTTTTTCTTTATATAATAGTTAAATATGTATTAGAAATAAAGGACTAATGGCTGGTATCAATTGGACAAAACAAGGTGGTTGGACAGTTGAAAATGAAAAGACTGATTATAAGACTGATTTTAAAACAGATCATCGTACAGATAATGTACATCATCACAGTCGAAGAAAGTGTAGTGGACCTTGGTGGAGAAGACGTTGTTGGACTTCTAGATGGACTACTCCAGATACAACTTTAAATAATTCAAATGCTTTAAAGAATCAAGTAAATACTGAAAAGAATCAAAATAATACCACTTTAAATACTAAGAATACAAAAAGAAATGATAGCTATGCCACAACCATTAGTACAGCTACAAATACAAGAGGAGGAGACTATACAACACAACGACAATTTATTCGTAATATTCAATTAAGTGAAGGTTCAGCAAGTGAGGATAGTGTCTTTAGAAATCGCTTAGAAGATTTATATAAAGATTATTATCGAGAAGATTATTTACAATCATGGGATGTCAATTTAGGTCGTACTCCTTTATATGGAGATTTCGATCCTAATTATTATGCAAGAGACACTGAACCTGGAAGAACTGCAAATAGTAATTGGACAGAAGCTATAAATGATGATGATATTGATATAACTGAACGTTATGGAAATAAACAAACATATTATTTACAGCATTATACAAATGTAGCTCCTAGTGGAACTCGCGGTAATAGAGCTGAAGTAACTGAACAAGCTAATCAATATATTGAAGAAACTCCTACAGATGCAGAAGTATCTGATGTTCGTCGTTTACAGTTGGGTACAAATATAAATACACAAACTGAACGCTTATTAAATATTCCAGAAGTAGCTGAAGAATGGAATAAAGCTAAACGAGATGATCCTTATTGGAGAGGTTTAGCAAGAGAAAAGTTTTTAAGTATTGAAGATCCAGATGAATTTGCTGCTCTATTCCGTTTATCCGAACGTGATCAAGATAAACAAATCAAACTTAACTATAACGTTAATTTAGGATATGGAATTACAGAATTAGAAGATGCAATAAATGAAGCTGCTGGAGACAAAGCACAAGTTGATGTTAGAAAATTTGGTGCTTTAACACAATCTGTTTTAAAAGATACTCTTGAAGAAATGAAACGAGCTAAAGGCAAAGAAGAAACCTTAGCTACGATGCGTGGTTTTAGTGGTTTTAGTGAGATTATGGATATCAATAGTACTTTGACGAATTCTATTTTAGGAGATAGTGGAGTAGGTGGAGTTTTAGCATTTACTTCAGGAGGAAAAGCAGAAGAATCTTTAGAAAGTGGTTTATCAAAAATTTCAGGAATAGGTAATAATGTTACACATAATTGGCAAAAGTGGTTTGATGAAGAACTTAAAACTAAATATGATGAAGCAATTGAATTAGGTTATGATCCTGACGATGCATCTAAAACAATACAGATTGAAGCAGACTTCGCAAATAATTTTTTAAATGAATACTTAATACCACGATTTGATCAATCTAAATCTATGGATGAATTTACAGAATATTTATCTGTTAGACAAGAAGAACAAAACCCATTCCAAACAATGGATTCTGTACAAGCTATTAAATTAGTAGCTGATATGAGAGCAAATAAATACTTAGAAGATATTCAACAAGTTTCAGACAGAAGATTTGATGCTAATTTTTATTTTGATCCAAGTGGAAATATAGCAAGAGGAGAAAATTGGAATGAAGATTCAAGACAAGCTTCTTATGCAATACAAAAAGAGACTGTTAATCAAGATTGGGAAAATGCACAAGCTGGCATAAATTCAGGAGATATAAATTGGGCACAACAAGCATATCGTTTTGGAATTGATTTAAATAATAAAGAACAATTTGCTCATATGCATTTCCAAATCAAAGGTCAAGGTCAAGGATATGATGCAGCAGAAGATATCTTGAATGCAGGAAAAGTTAAAGATCATATTTATAATAATATCCTTCCAGCATTAGAGGATGAAGCATTACTAAACCCAACAGTCTTTGGTCAATTCATAACACCAGAAGAATTTGCAGATGACATGTTAGAAGGTTTAGATCCTACAGATAATAGCCAATGGGATGAAATACTCCAGAGATATGGTTTAAAAGGATTCAAAGGCGATTTTGATGAATTGAAAGAACATATAATGTCAGCTTTACGTACAGGATCTGCACAAGAAATTCGAGAACAAATTAAATATTTAAACGAAAAGAGAAAGAAACCTACACAAAAAGTTTTAGGTGTTACCTATATTGAAAGAGAAGAAGACTATAAAGATGAACAATCGAAAGCAGAAACTGAGTTATATAGTGTATTTCAAAAATCAGGTTTCCAAGGAACAGAAGATGAATTCTATGAAAATTTCTTTCCTGATTTAAATCGTTCAGATATGAAAGTACTAACTAAAGCAGGTAGAGATACAGGATTAGAAGGTTTCGGTCTTGATTTAACTGATCCATTTGCTTCCCTTGGTACGATTGAAAGTTTCTTCGATGACGACAAAGAGATGACAGATGAAGAAAAAGATTTCGAAAAAAATCGTCGATCTAGTTATTTCAATATCGAAGATGACGATGACGATGAATGGGAATACAAGCCACCAAAACGGGAAGATGAAGTATTAGATGAATTCACTACTATGTTCAAAGATTTATAAAACTTTTCATTAATAATTGTGTATATTATACATATAAAGGTTTATCGACATGGCTGATTTTTCACTTGCAATTAATTTAATTCGCAAATATGAAGGCTATAACGAAAAAGCATATCCAGATCCCAAGTCAGGAAATGAACCATATACCATTGGTTATGGAACACAATTCTATCCTGATGGAGCACCTGTCAAAGCAGGTCAATATTGTACGAAAGAAAAAGCCCTGGAATATTTATTTACAGAAACAACAATAATTGATGAACAGCTAGGAAAATTAAAATTACATCTTGATTTATATATGCGCCAGTCTCTTATTTCGTTTATTCATTCCATAGGTTGGGAATCTTTTTTATATAGTCAAATTATTGATTGCATAGAACATGAAGATCTATCAGGAGCTTGCGAAGAAATGGGACGTTGGATATTTGATGAAGACTATAAAGCTATCGGAGGTTTATTAGATAGAAGACGAGAAGAAATCAGTTTGTTTTTAAATGAAACTTATACAGATACAAAAGGTATAAGTGAAATTCTTTTGACAGCCTTTAGAAATTTCAGTGGAAAACCTAGTGAATTAAGAGCTATCCACAGATTAGAAGAGAGTATTAGTCCTTATGTCTTAGCTGAATTTGCTAATGGATTTCGAATTGACAATGAAATATGGAACGATTATCCTAGTCATGGAGTTACACTGGTCTTTGACAGACTCGCTTAGAATACATAACTAGAAATATGAGTGACAAAATGGAACCCTCTGCAAAACCCAAAGAGTTTGGACTACCATTAGAGTTACAATTTTCTATGCGTAAAGCTGAGATTAGCGCAGGAGAGATGACATGGGAACAATTATATACATCTTTATTGAATTTGTATTATCAGAGATTAATGGAATGGCATGCTGTCAAAGCATTAATAGCTGAAGAAAATATTAATATTGATTTTGATATTCCAACTGATGTTGAATTAAGACAATTAGCAAGAGAAGCAGTACCAGATCCAGTCATGGAAGATGATGATGATCCTTTTGCACCGTTAGCTTAATCGTCAAAACCTGGGATAAAAGGACGTTGACATTTATCAGGTTTATCTAATTGAAGCAGACGATTTAAATACCAAGCACCTTTTTCAATAGATTGCGTACCTCCTTTATGCTTTTCTCTCCAGATGTATTTAGCAATATTCCCTTTTAAATATCCTCGAAATTCCTCATCTGTTAATTGAGCTTTAATGGCATCAATACATTCAATATGCCCATCTGTGTAATGAGAAGGATGATTAACTAAATCATCTACAGCATCTTTTATAATTTGTTTCGGAGTTATAGGCTCTACGTTAATTTCTCCTTTACATTCTTCAGGTCCAGCCATACGCATCGTAGGAGATGTCTCGTCTAGGCGGTCAAACCACGTCTCGCCAGAGACTGTCGATACATATTCTCCGATGGTTTCCCCAGTGCTAGTAGCAGTTTTCCTGCATTTGGAGATGATCCTGGGTACTGTTCCGACTGTTCCATTGATGGTATATAACCCGTCAGTCCTACTCTCTGACTCTTGTCTCGTTTCCCCGCTTCCGTAGCTAGATTTTTCCTCTCCATCCCATCTTCGCATAATGTTAATCCACGATTGTATTGATCATACAGGGGAACGTCATTATTTTCATTTCCTGGCTGTCCACCAAAATCTTCTATATCTACACAGGAACAATCCAGTTCACTTTTCACATAATTACCTAGGAATCCAGACATAGCTTTATATAAGTCTTGATGTATTGCTTTTACAATATTATCATGGCGAGCTTCTACGATCCAAATTATAACTCACAGAAAGATTCAGGTACTTCAGGACTTGAAATTTCTGATTTAAATCCAGAGGATCAATATGATGTTGATTTACGTCGTGTAGATCCTGAACAAAGAGATAATTTTGATGTCGAGAATAAGAAAAAACGTGTGGGTACTTTCATGAAAGCAGTAAAAGCTGCAGGAAAATATAGACAAAAATCAGGTATTGATGAACCTAATATACGTGGAAAAATTCCAGTAGGTAAAGCATCTATAGCAGGTGTAGAATTACCAAGTTTACGTGGTAGAAACTATGGTCCTCCAGGAGCTGGAGCAACTGAATATGCACATAAACCAAAACCAAACTTTGGTAAATCTTTTATCTAATTAAACTTGCGAAAAAACAACTTCTTTAGGTTGATTCTGATATTTACCTTTGCGATCTTTATAGCTTACAAGACAAGGTTTACCTCTATAAAAGAGAAGTTGCGTAATACCTTCATTTGCATAGATACGAGTAAACAAACTTGTACAATTACTAATCTGTAAAGTTAAATAACCTTCCCAGCCTCCTTCTGCTGGAGTTATGTTAGTAAGAATACCTGAACGTGAATAACTTGATTTACCACAAGCTACGACAGTTATATCTTCTGGTAATGTCAAACGTTCATGTGCAACACATAGACAATATCCATAAGGAGGTAACATAAAATATTGACCATACTCATCTTCTTTTAAATCAGTTTCTTTTAATATGGAAGGCTCAAAGTTTTTTGGGTTGCAATCTCCAGACCCATTACCTCCAAATAACATACATTGTTTAGGAGATAAACGAATATCATATCCATAAGAACCAAGTCCATAACTGAATATTTTCTTTCCATTTTCTTCTTTTATGGCATGATCCGTAAAAGGAGAAATCATCCTATCATCCATTGCCAAAGCCTTGATTTCCCAATCGCACAACAAAGTCATTAGTCCGTGAATCTTTTTAGTTCATTCACATTAACAAAGGATACGTCCTTTTTCAGCATAAATATCTATGAACTTTTCTGTCAATTCTGTAGGTCTGTCCATAGCAGGAAGATAGACCAGAAATGATGTACACGTTTTGTGCTTATCAATACCTGTACTTGTATTCTTCAAAAGTAACGGAGCTGTTCTTAAAATACATATCGGAAAATCAAATATCTTTTGTTCATAACGAATCATATCTGGGCAATTAGTAAAATATAAACCTTGTTTAATTTCTTTTGATAGCCATGCATTATAAAGTTTCCTAAACCAAACGGCATGAGAAGAAGTAAGTGTTGGAGAAGAAGCTCTTGTCATTTTCCATTTATCATTTTTCTTATCCCAAAAATAAGCACCACTGGGAGGGAATAAATAAACATTACCAAACCATTGTTGACAATTTAAGCCATCATCTGAAGGAGTGAAAAAATTATTAGCTTCTACATAGCTATTAGCAACTTTAGAACTTGCTACATCTAATTCAATGCCTTCCAATAAAGCATGAGCAGAAGCTATCAAATCATAATTAGTAATAAGCTCTAAATCTTCACGTCGTTTTCTAATATCATGTATAGCCATTATTTATCAGCCAACATTTTTGCTACTTCTGAAAAAGTAAATTTATTAGTAGATAAACAAAAGGCTGTTCTTAATGTTGCCTCGTCTGTAGGAGGAGAGACACTATGTGGTTTAGATACATTTAAAAGATAAACATCCCCTGGCTGAGCCATAAAAGAAGGCCCCATATCTAAATCACTTAACTCGTAGACATTACCATCAGTTTGATTTTTAATTTTTTTAGCTTTACTATTTTCTTTTAGTTCATAAAATTGTGTAATACATTTATTAGTATGCATATAAAAATTAATTGCACAAGAACCATTACTATCTGTATGTGGAAAAATAATTGAATTGATTTGCATCAAATGTAGATTAAATAAATCTCGATGTTCTTTTGGAATACAAGCCTTTAAAGAACAATTTTCTTCATCTTCAATATTGTTATACCAAATTCCTCTAAATTCGTTTTCAAGTTTTATTCCATACCATCGAGCAATTTCTGCAACTTTTATTTTAGGTAAATTAAAAGGTAGATTTAATTTTTTAAAATACATCAGAACTCAACCAAAACCTTTTGATTCAGATATAGTTTGGAAATCAATTTCAAAATAACGCATGCCTTCTTTATCATTAATAATGAATCCTGCTTTTTCAGCTGGCTTAATCTTTTGTGCAGCATTTAATATACGTCGAAAGCTTTCTCCTAGATCATCTTTATTAGTACGTTCTGCATCTTCTTGTGCAGAATGAATCTCTTCTAATGTTAAAAAGAACATTGAACGTTCTTTATTCTCAGGTTGAAAGACCATAACACCTGGTCCTTCAGCGTCCCAAAATTTTAAATATTGTCCACACATATCTCCCAAAATAAATTTGATCGTGGTATCTAACATCTTTGCTTTATCTTCATCCATTTCTGGACCAATGATTGAAGCTAGTAATTTTTCTCTGCGATTCATTTTTCTAATAATCCTTGACGTGATAGTGATTCTAGAAGTTTAGGCATAGGTTGATATAACACAACCATTTTCCCTAAGATACCTCGTCGTTTGACAAGTTTACCTTCTTCATCTCTCACCTTATCAAATTCACCAGACCGAATCAAATATTCAGCAACACAACGTAAGCGACGTTTAAGAGGTAATTCTGCTTGTGGAAACTTGCCACAAATGGTATCACAATCCATACTTTTGAACGCTAAGCGTAATCTATTAGCTAATGTCATATTGGAATGAGCATCTTCTTCTTCGTAGTTTTTTAAATTTTCTAAATAACGACGTAGACAACCATCATCAAAAGATCCATGAGGAGGAAGAAAGGTTTCAATTTGTCTACACAAAGACTCTGGCAGTAATTCGAGGTGATTACTAATAGTGATAATTGGTATATTTACATCTTTAAAACGATGAGCCATTATTCTAATTTTCCAATACTGGTCGATTTGTACATAGGAGCAGCTTTCTTGCGGTAATCTTGATTCTCCATTTTGCGATTTTTCGCAAATGATTGTATTAAGTGATTCCACGGGATTCTAATAGTTGCTTTTTTAGAAGGATCAGGAGAAGCATTTACATAATGAACTCCTTCAATCCATCCTTTTTCAGGAGTACGTCTTCCCATCGCCATCCAATTACGAAGAGTTTGATCAGATACATTTAATCTTCTAGCACATTCTTCAGTAGAAATATACTCATCTGAAAAACAATCTGGATCTAATACGTCTGTTTCTCCATTTGTATAACGACTATGCCACATTGCTGACAATATACTTTTAACTCCTTTTAATTCTGCTGCAATATCTTCTAAACCTTTACGGATACCATATTGCATAGTTTCAATTCCTTTTATTAGATGCTAGTCTGTTCTTGACTGATTTGCTTAAATGGACTCGAATTTACCACCGACACAACCGCCTCAAATGCCACAAGTTCCGCCTCAAATAACGGCAGAACAATTGGAAGAAATGAAAGCGATAGCTAGACAACAAGCAATTCAACAAACTTTCACACAAAGGGCAGTTGAACCACCAACACCACAGAAAGTTGTTTATGTAAGAAGGAATCTTACTGTTGCTGAAGTAATTGCTGTTTTCATTATTTCATGTGGAGTTGTTGTTGGTCTTCAAGCAGGATGGAATTTTGCTACGAATCTTCTACCTAGAATAGAAGTAAAGGTAAATTAAAGCCCTGAGATTAGGAACCTATAATTAACGTAAGGTTTCTCTATAGATAAGTAGTGGCAAATCGAAGGATTAGTGAATTACAAGAACAAGCTGGTCTCAATTTAGCAGAAGATGATCTGTTAACTATTGTTGATGTCGATATAGCTGACCCTGCACTAAAGAATAAGAAACTCACAATATCAGGAACTAAAGCATATTTAAATGTTTACTATATACCCACCTCTGGTGGAACAATTAGTGGAAGTATTATTGTTCAGAATAATATCACTTCAAGTGGAACTATAAGTGGTGTTACTGTTACGGGTACTAACGCTAGATTCACTAATGTTCTAGGGACAACAATAACGGGAACATCAATAGTAGGAACGAATGAAGTTAGTGGTACAACAGTTACAGGCACACATGCCAAATTTACTAATGTAACGGGTGTCAATATTATTGGTACTACACAAGTTAGTGGAACACTTGTAACTGGAGATACAGCTAAATTTACAAATGTAACAGCTCAAGATTTTACTGTTGATGATGACTTTATTGTGGCAGATGATGTCACAGTTAGTGGTGATGCAACAATCATTGGAACTCTTACAGGATCGACAATAACGGGTACTTCTTTATTAGCTACTAACGCAACAGCAGTCAACATTACAGGTACAACAGTTACTGGAACATCGGCTTTATTTACTAATGCCACAGCTGTAAATATCACTGGAACTACTGTTACTGGTACTAATGCATTATTTACAAATGCCACAGCAACCAATATTACTGGAACTACGGTCACAGGTACAACTGCTAATTTTACAAATGTAAATGCTGTTGATCTTACAGTTTCAGATGACCTTGTTCTTGCAGATAAATTAACTGTTACTGGAACTATTGAAGGTAAAGGAATAATAAGTGGAGTAACAATAACGGGTACAAATGCAAACTTTACAAATATTACAGCTCAAGATTTCACAGTAGATGATGATTTTATTGTTGCTGATGACGCTACTGTTAGTGGTGATTTAGAAGTTAAAGGAACTACTA